ATTGATCTCGTATGGACTCCCGAGACCAGTAACCTATCGGGAGGAGTACAATCTCGCCGTATGTGTTGTTCTTCTATTGGAACGGAAACCGTTCAATATCAGATTAATCTTAATGAATTAAAATTGGTCTATGATTCGATCAGTTATGATGGGGAAATAATGAGAAAATATGCGGAACAGAATCCTCGTATTTCTTTCTCTTATGTTGATTATCGTTTAGCAAAGAGAACTGGCGACCAAACTGCATTCACCAATCTAACCTTCCCAGTTGGCGGGAATGGTCGTCTTGTTACAAAGGTCATTTTTGGTATTCAAGCTCATAACAATTATCTCGCTAAATCTCTTATGAATGGTGACGGGCAGTCGTTCAGTGGAACGAATGGAAATCCTCTGTCTGTTAATCTTCGGTACAATGATCGATTTGAATACTCTGTTGATCGTAATAATACAGCTCTTCTATTCCATGATCTCCAACATGCCGAAGGTCAAGTCCCATTTGTATCTCGTCAAGAATACAGTAATGAGGAAGCAGTTCCCGCCGATCCAGCGGGAGGAGTTACTGCTCTAACAACTGGTACATTTGAAGGAAATATTCAGAATGGTAGAACAACGGGTCTATTAAGTAATTTCAGTTGGAATGCAATTAAACCGAATCGGGGTGAAAGGATTAATAATAAGGGTATGGATCTTGTCTATAAGAATACTCTTGCTGCTGGTAATTATACTTTACGATGCTATTTAGAATTAATGAAGGTTGCGACAATTGAGAATGGTGAATTCAATTGTTATTTTGCTTAAATAAAAATCTTTTTTTATACTATAAAGAATGAAGATTAATACTGATAATATCCAAGAATCTATTCAAAAATCCAGACCAACATTAAAGACAAATACCATCAAGCAATATGAAATAAATTTAAACAAACTCAAAAAGATATTTGATACTGATTCATATAATTTCCTTGAAAAACCTAACAATGTAATGGATAAAATATCCCATTTACACTATACATCACAGAGAAATCATTTGAACGCTATTATTGTTTTATTGAGTGCATTAAATACTAATGAAAAATATGATAAACTATTAGAAGAATATGGAAAAATAAGAGATGAATTAAATGATAAATATTCAGAAGAACAAAAGAGCGGTGTGATTTCGGAGAAACAATCAAAGAATTTTACGACCATAGAAGAGGTGTATAAGATGATTGATAAAATGGGAGAAGAATTGAAGCCTATTAAGAAAAAAACAAAAGATCAAATGACTTCGAGAGAAAAGGCATTACTTCAAGTATATACATTATTTAATATATATTCGAGAATGCCGATGAGGAATGATGTTGCTGGAATGGAAGCAATTCAGAAACGAACATATAATAAATTAAGTGAAGAAGAGAAAAAAGAAAAAAATTATTTAGTAGTAGAGAAGAGTAATTTATTTTTTGTACTGAATAAATACAAGACTGCAAAAAAATATGAAGAATTGAAATTACCTATTGAAGATAAACAATTACGGAAATTATTAAGATATTATATTAAGATCAATGGGTTAGGTGTATTATTTAAAAGTTCAACTGGTAATCCATTAACTCGAAATGCATTAACACAACTATTAATTAAAACAAGTAAAAAGTACATGGGTAAAAGTATATCAACTACATTATTAAGAAAGATATATCTTTCAAGTAAATATGGTGATATGAAAAAGGAATTAGAAAAGGATAATAAGGTAATGGGTCATTCAACGGGCGTTGCATTAGATACATATGTTAAGGACAAGGAACAGCAGAAGGAAGATTAAATTTATTTCAAACGAATATTCCATTCAATTTCTTTCTTAATCTTTTGGTTTTCTTTCCCATAATGATTATTTTTTAATTGACTAAATATATCATCATTATAATAGTTTTGTTGATTACATCTCCATTCATCAATGTTTTTTCTCCATAAAGGACTTTTAGCATGATGATCGTAATAATAATTTATTTCTTCATTATGAGTTTCCATATCTCTCATTACTGCATTATAATTATTTTTGTACTTGTCGTCCTTTTTCATATTCATTCGCATATTAAGGATTTTTGAAACCATATCAAAATTGAGTTGTGGGATACTATCTTGATATTTATTTTCTCCACAAGAAAAACAACAATTCAAATATCCGTAATTGTTATTATTTTCAAAAGTATATTCATAACCACATTCTTTACAAAGGCAAGTATTATTGTTATTCATGTTATTCTATTCTACTATACTATATCGATATAGCTTTAAACTATTTTTTTTCTATTATTTTTTGTAGAAAATAAAATATATTATATCGATATAATTCTCTTCTACTATGTTATTCTATTCTACTATACTATATCGATATAGCTTTAAACTATTTTTTTTCTATTATTTTTTGTAGAAAATAAGATTAATCTCCCCACTGTTCCCAAAGATTTTTTTGTTCTCTTATTTGATGTAAAATTTTCGAGGCAACCCTATAATAATTTACAGTGATAAAATTACTTTGGAAATTGAAAGCTCGAAAACCCATAGTGCATTCACCATCATTAATCCACATGTTATATTTTTCTTCATCAAACTCTTTTTCGTAGTCAAGATTATTCTGTATAACTTGACTATCTGTAACCGATAGGTATGTGAGTTCATCAAGTACTTCATCACTAAATATTTCTTTATATTTCTTTTGTAGTACTGTATTTCTATTTTGTGTGAAAATTAATTTTTTTATATCATTCGGTAATTCATTAAAGTTAATCATTGTTATTTTCTATTCTACATATATAGAATAAATTATCTTTAAACTATTTTTTTCTATTATTTTTTGTAGAAAATAAGATTAATCAATAAAAATATTATCTAATAAATATATTATGAATAAGAATGAATCAACTGGCGGATTGTTTTGGGACGTACTATTGTTGAGTCAATTCAACGATGAATGGATAAGATTTTATGAGAGTTTTATTCGAGTTCTTCCATGTAATAAATGCATTAAAGATTCCATTGAATATCATAAAGATCGCCCAATTCCCAAAATAACAAACAACGATGAAAAGAATAAATTTTTATGGAAATTAAGATCTACAAGGGGAAGTAAGGAATGGAAAGATAAAATTAGAACCAATGAATATACATTGGAAACATGGTTGGCTCAATTCAAAGATAAATCGTTCATTTAATTGGTAGAAAAAATAATATTAAAGATATTATAATAGAAAATAATAAATGGAAAATTTAAAAAAAAAAGCTCAACAAGAAATATTCTTTTTAAAACTTAATTATGATGAATTAATAAAAATTCAAGAAATTATCGAAGAAAGTGGTGAATTAAAATCATTAACAAATGTTATAAATTTTAAAATTGCAAAAAATCAATATTACAAAGAAAAATATAAAAATAAATTAGATGAAATGATAGAGACCTATTATAATATTAATTAATTATTTTAATTAATTCGTGCATTGTATTTTTGTTAAGTTTTGCTGGTTGTTTGATTTTTACATTGAATAGAGATTCTAACAAATGTAATATTGGAGTTAAAGTTTCTTCTCCTTCTGCACCAATATCGTACGCTGGTAATCCGAGATCTGCTGCTTGCTCGGTTGCATCATATTTGGTAGTAAGTTTTATGTATGGAATACCTTTTCCCTTATTATCTATATCATCTTTTAACTCTTTCAAACCATCTAATATTGCTTTTTTGATCTTTGCTTTTGCTTTTGATGTAGATAATACTATTTTATTTATATCTCCATTTTTCAGCTCTCTTATTTTTTTCCACATGCTTATATCCTTTGTAGATCCTCCCGTACTATCGAGGAACAAATTTGCTATATATTTATTTCCTCTGAAACTAATTGGTTTTGAAGCTTCTTTCTTCTTTGGTTCTTCTTTCTTCTTTGGTACAATTTTCTTTGTATTCATGGGAGGTTTTTTCGATTTATCAATAGTAACCTTCTTGGGTTTCTGTGATGGTAGTTTAAGAACTTGTTTCTTTTTGGGAGTTTCTGTTTGTGTTGATATTGTCGGCATTTTCTTTTTTCTATTATTATTAGTAGATAATACTTTATCCTTAATATCTTTTTTCTTCTTTTTTTGAACTTCTTTTTCTTTTTTGACTGCTTCCTTTTTGATTTGTCTGACTTCTTTCTTCTTTTGTATTTCCTTTTCTTCTTTCTTTTCTTTTGCTTTTTGTTTTTGCAATGCTGTCTTCTCTTTTGGTTTTGTTAATTCTTTGGCTTGATCCAATGTAATCTTTTGTCTTCTTGGTCTTGTTTTTCTTGCATCACTTATCATTTGTTTCTTGTGATCGAGCTTGTACCCATTGTCTTCAATTAATTTAATTAATCCATCTCTGTTTGTTTTTGGTGGAATTTTAATAGATACTAATTTGTTATGACCTCTGATTAGTTTGCGAATTTCCGCAGCCGTCAATTGACCTTTAAGTTTCCCAGAAGTGAAAGGCATTTATATTGATAATATACATTTTTATTTTATTTTATATTCTATATATGAATATTCATAAATCACATACAAAGGTCGATTTAAGAATAATCTTCCAATCCTTAAAAGTATATATTGATCCCCAATTAACTAAACGAGAAATTATTGAAAATATAAGCGATTACATGGATCTTGTTACTTATAATAATTTAATTCCCAATAAGACCAAATTACAAGATATATTTAGAAACCCAACAACCAAGAAAAGATTATCCATTGAAGATAAAACAAAGATAATGCTTATAGCCAAAAAGATTATTCAGTATTGTAAGAATTTTTATTCTTTAAATGATATATATACATCTCATTCACAAGTATATTTGGATTGTATGTCGATATATATGTATGGTGATATACCAACAATAAGAAGAGCATTAAGATTGTATAATCAATCTCCTCATAAGATAGATCATATCAATCCAATCATTAGTCATGAAGTACAAGAATTATTAAAAGAAAAAGAATTAATAAAGAAAAATAAGATATTAAAATTTAAAATGCAAAAAGGAAAATTTGTTCTTGATTTTCCGTAAAAGTGTCTGGGGTAAATCTTCCAAAAAAAAGAAGTTATGGAATTTTAATATCTTAAATTATTTACAACATTTACCCCAGACACTTTTTTATAAGTTGAATTATTGAAAAAAAAATCTAACATTATACTATAATGAATAAAAGGGAAATTGATTTAAGTTTTGGATTTCAAAGTGAATCCGACATTCATGCAATCTTGGAAGAATATTTTGGTACATTAAAGAATACAAAAGATATTATCCAATACGGAAAATATTTTGAATTTGATAAAGTAAATGATAAATATTTTATCGAAATTAAAACAAGAAGAATAAATCACAATCAATATAATTCATTATTTTTTGGAAAGAATAAATTTGTGAAAGGTAAAGAATTAATAGAAGAGAATCCAGAAGTAAGAATCTTTTATTTGTGGAAATGTTGTGACGGAATCTTTGGCTGGGAACATGATTCAAGTCCGTATTCAATTAAGATGCAAGGACGATGTGATCGAGGTAGAGATGAATATAATGAATGTATAGATATACAACAACAATATATTAAACCTCTGAATGAATTACTTTAATCAAAGGTAATAACCCATGAACCTTTTTTAACTATGAGATGATTGCATTCTTTTTCTTTTTGTTCTTTTGATTTTCTTCCACCATACTTTCTTAATTTTGTTGTTGGATCTGTTGTATAATAAAATCCTCTACCAACATGTACCAAATAATATTTCATATTAATAAATAGATTATTAATATCGAATACATACCTTAATAATCTATTATTATACCTATAATCCATTATTTTACCTATTATATAGTGTAAAAATGGTCTATAATCTAAAATAATGTCTATTTCGGTACTTAAAGCGGTAATAATTTTAAAATTAGTGTCGTTTTTAAGTAGTATAATAGTGGATTATATGTAAAATAGTGGATTATAAGGGTTATTTAGGGCATATTTACCATTAAATACAAGTAAAACAATAGATTAGAGGTATAATAATGGATTATATTATTTTTTATTCAAGTTTAAAGATAAATTATTATATATATATAATTATAGAGAATATGTATAACTTAACAGAAGACCAGATCCAAAAAATCTTGACTACTTACAAAAACAAAAAGAAAAGAGAAAGTGATTACTATCACAACTCCCAGAAACATAATGAAGACTTCATAAAGAAGAATCGAGAAAGAGCCAAGATTCATTATGCAAATAATAAAGATAAGAAGAAAGAAAAGTACATGGAGAATGCTGACTTATTAAAAGCAAGATCCTTACATCGATATTATACAAAGAAAGATACATTAGACCAATTTGAAACCAAGCACCCAGAAAAAGTTTCCCTTCTTAAATCAAAGGGACTCTATTAAATAATCTGTTTTTTTTCCATTTTTTTTTATTATTCATATATATAAATATGAACTATACAGACATTAAACTTATTAATTGTAATCGCTCTGGTTCAATTGAAGGTATAACCAATAACGATACTAATCCAGCAATATTTACTAATACCTTACAAGAAACAGTTAAATTAAATGTTGGTGATGCTGTATCTTTGGAAAGAGCCTTTGTAAATGAAATCGGTGCTGGGAATCAACAAACAATTGAATTGAAAGGGGAGAATAGAACTGTAAGACAAGCAGATCGAGAACGCAAATCCGTTCATACAACTCCCGTATATACTAATATTGTATTTGGTGATTATTATTATGAAAAAAGTAATGCATATTCTCCAAATTATAGATTGGGATATTATAGATCTATAAGAACAAATCTTATAAAATCAGATGTAGAAATTCGAGATAATCTTTCATCATTAATCATTGGTTATTATATCACAGCCAACGAATATCCGCAATACATTCAACAACCTCGAAGATGGATACAAAGATACGACGAACATTGGATTCCCGAGCCGGGCGACGGAATACAAACCAGTCAAAAAGTATATACTGAAAGAGACGGAGAGACATCTGGATTTAATCATTTTACCGTTAATGAATGGTGTTTTGCTGTTGAGGACTGGATTAAACGAATTGGAAATCTTCATAAGCAAAAAGTCGATAATACAAGATATACCATGTTTGTTAAAGATACAGTCACTTATTCGACTGATGTAGATGGAGGGGACGATCAATTCCCCGCAGATGTGAAAGGTGTATTTAGTGAATGTACTTATTACAGAATGAGAGAAAAAATTGATATAGAAGTTGATAAAGGATTTAATACACCAACATCCATCGCAGAACAAGTTACACAACAACTTCAAAAAGTAACAGAAAATCAATCATTCAATATACTTGATGAAACTGATTATGTTAGACAAGTAACACAAACAATAGAAACTCCCACATATAAACCAATTAACGCACAAAATTATTTCTATTGTAAGAAAGCCAATTATGATAGTTATATTGGTGGAGCAAAAGACCAAGCAGCGTATAATTGGATTGCTTCATTAGGTTATATTGCAGTCAAACGCCCAGAGATTTTTGAATTAGGAAGAGAAATGCATGATAAGATCAGACCAGCACAAGTCAAGAATCGTGCTGATCCTCTACTTGAATGGCTTCCCTCTCTTGGAGCGAATATTTGGGGAGGTTTCCAAACTCTATTGACTATGGAGAACTCCAATCCAGCATTGAATCATTTTCCAAGTGGAGGAGGAGATCAAGGAAATCCCCTTGCTATTAATGTAGTCTATAATGAAGCAAACTTAAAAATTATTCGAGATTATCTCGATACACAAGGATATTATGAAAATTTATGGGACGATTTAGAAGATTCCCCCGCTTATACATCAGACGTTAGTTATGTTGCCCTTCCCACAGTTAATAATTCAAGATTTTTCCATATTAACCCATTTTACACACACGGAGTAGTACCTCATAACGCAGAATTCGGTTCTGATGGGTACGAATTAGAAGTGGGAGCTGAAAATGTTTGTAAGGCAACAATTCCAATCTTCTTTAAGTATGATGATTCCCAAAGAGATACATATATCGCCCCAGAAAACTTTCATATAGACGATGTGACCTTTGCTTATGGATTCGCCCAACCTTATCGATGGATTGTAGATATTAACGATCATACCAAAGATATTTATTATATTCGATTAAGACCAGATCTCTTATACGGTATTCCAAAACAACTATTCACAGAAGCGGGTAATGATATATCAATGGGTAGAAGAATAGGTCATGATTTTCATGCAACCGCATTCTCAACTGCTATTATTACACCATACAGCGGGAATGCTAATTGTGATATTGGGGTTCTTACACAATACCAGAAAGACGCTCTTCCAGCTGCAAAAACCCAAGCAGAATTCACAAATACTTCAAATTGGTTAAAAAATATTGGAGACAATCAAGCAGTAGATTTATCTCCCTATATGACCCAAACCTATATTGGAGCAAATACCCCCACATTATCATTTGATCCAGTATCTTCAAGATTCAATATAAGTAAGTTACACAATGCGAATAATGTAGGAAATGATGCTCGTGCTGGTTCTGGTATGCAATTTATCAATAATAGATCTATGTTTCCACCTTTATCAATGACGGAAAGAGGAATTGTACCTCCATCAATAAACCCCGATCAAGGAGATACAATCTATAAAATTAACCCACGACCAACTCAATTTGGTTATAGTCCAACCTTTAAACCTTATGCGTGGCTTAATCAAGCATATAGACGAGGTGTATATCCAGAAACCGCTGACGCTATTCACGCACAAGACCCACAATTAGGAAGTAATACAGAAATATATAAGGGAAATAATGAGAATGTTGAAAATTATAAAATTTTCGACTCTCATGGAGGGATTTATATAGAATCGTTTGGTGCTAATGAAGAAGAATGGGAAGGATCATTATGGGAAATATTAGGTTATACATACGAACAACTCAACGCAGCTCCATCAAAAGATAATGTTCTTGTAAAACGAGTCAATAATACAAATTTAGAAAAATTATATCTTCCAACGACTAATTGTGAAGTTCTTGCAACAGATTCAAAAGCCTATGTAACAAATGAATTTGGAGCAAATATGTATGCTACATCTCTCCCTTATCCCAAAAATATATTAGCATACGATATAATTGCGAGTGGGAATGGTTATACTTTTCAAGCCGCAGTCAATTATGGAACTCCTCTCGGTTATACACCAGAAGTCATTATTAAAACAGCATCAGAACAAATCGAAGCAATAGGACTTCCAAAGGCAGTTCTCAAACCATATTATACAATCAGATCTTCATTATTAGAAGGGTTCAGTGCTATTGGAGGAGATCCAACGGGAGCAAATCTCCCTATTATGGGAATTGTTGATAAATATTCAGCTCAAAATGATTATTTCTTGGGTAATCCATCTGATTTAATATTTACATGTACCAAAGAGAAAACAATAGCAGATATTACGACAAGTATTCATGATCCCGATGGAACTTTCGCCAATGTAGATAATACATCAGCAGTCATCTATAAGATAATTCGAAATATTCCTCACCCTTCAAATATTATTGGTGAAATATTAGGAGATGAAAAAAAGGATAAAAAATAAATGATAAAAAAAATATATTATTAAAGTATAAATGGAAGGAAGGGAACAAAAAAAGAAAGAAATTATGGAACGAAAAGGAAGATTTCCAACAGAAGGAGCGGATAGTGATCTAACTGATGCGGAATGCAAAAAATTAGCAGTAACACAAAAAAATCCAGAAACCAGATTGAATGATGATGAATTAGATCTTATTACTGATCTAAAACACGAAGGAATGCAATACGACAAAATAATTGAAAAGATTTTTGAAGAAAGGAAAAAAAATCAAGAATAAAATATAATATAAGTTAATATTGTAATATGGATAAAAAATGTTTTGATGATATAATTTCCATATTAAATGATGCAGAAAGGGAAGATTTGGTTGAAGAATTATTACCCTTCAAGAAGAAAATTGTTGATGAAGATTATAAACCAACAAAAATCGAAATAAAACGAAGTCAAAAAAAAGAAAAATATTCTGATAGTGAAGGATCAGCCGAAGAAGAATCATTAACTTATTCCGTAGATCAAAACGGATTTTATCAATTAGAATTTAGTGAAGAAGAGGATACATGATTTTTTTATCTATATCTTTGAAGTCCTTATTTATATTCTCACTTATTAATTCGTTTTTATCCCAACAATCATTACAAAGACAGACAGACAGACGCTTCTTCATTAAATATTGTATTTGTCTTTCGAGTACTGCGATTTTTTTCTTTAATTTTTCATTTGTTTTCTTACCCCAACAAATCTCGGAGTAATCTTCCTTCTCAAATCTTTTTTCAAGGTTTTCAACAACCTTTTTGGAGTCATTATAAAAATCAGTACCCTCTTCAAAATTATCTCGAAGACATTCAATTCCCCATTGAAGGTGATATAGTTCTTTTGCTGTAAGTTTTAGATTGTATGTTTTTTCAGTCATTTTTTTTTATTCTACATATAGATAATAATTTATCCTTAATATGTTTTTTCTACATTATTTTTTTCTATCATTTTAATATATATGTTTGATTTATTACCTACTGAAATTAAACGAGAAATATTTCATATTAATCGCCAAGATGCTCTTAATAAGAAATACAAAAGAAGATATAATATAGTTATGGAAGATTTAAAACTTACCATTGAAGAATTACCTTTTTATTTTGATTTAAGTGATTATTGTGATAATTGTCCTCATGATGAAAATGATGAAGATATAAGTGTTTTTATACTTGCTTATTTAAAAGATATATCGTATCTTGTGTGTTGATTACATTCGAGGTTTTTGTCTAATGTGGAAACAAACAATCGTTTTTCCAGATAAAGCTTTGCATAATGTTTCATTATCATAAACAATATCAACATCAAAAGAATTTATTACCAATTCTTCTGCATTGTTTAATGATAGATATGTTTTTTCATGTGGTTCAAAATATAATCCACCAGTATCATTACCACTATTATCAAATCGAGGTAAATGTCCTACGATCTTTGATATTGTTCCTTGTCTTGCATTAATAGAATTTTGTGTAAAATTATTCAATCTTACAAATAAAGAAACATCACTTATTAGATCTGGAACTTCATCACTGAATAGAGTACTATTAACTCCAATTTGGGTATTAGGTCTTACTACACCTCTACCTCTGAATCCAAAAAGAAGTGATGTATTAGCGGGTTGTGTAATTGATGGTTCGCCTCTCATTGGATCATCATAAAGTCGGGTTGGTGCTGTTATGAGAATATTCTCAAATCCTTCATATTCACCCAACATACCACCTATACCAGCGGGAGTAAGTAACCCATCACCACCAGCACCAGAAGTGGTGTCTGTTGTATCATTCCACCAACTTGATTCTGGGAAATAATTATGAGTTAATCCACGCCTACGAAGATTCTCTTGGAAATCCCATTTCCAATAATTATTTGCATCATATATGGGATATTGGGATTGGTAATCATATTTCACTAAATCTAAATGATTACCAGCTCCACGACAGAACATAGTTGGATATAACGCCCATTTAGATTGATGGATTGGATATGTTACATTACCTTTTCCACCACCATTACCCGATAATGTTGAGAAATCGCACATGAGGACTTCTTGGGGCATACCCATCAGCGAATACAGATAGATCTTCAATTCTTCATTGACGATTTTGAATCTTACTTCGGTATATGCATCAGCATTAGTCGCTATATCATAAGGTTCATCAAACTCATCGTTAAAATCTCCCCAATATGTAATCTCTTTCATTAATATATCATCATAATCCCGTTCTCCGCTTCGTGTTGCGGCTGTATCAACTGATACGCAAGATTGATAAATGCGTAGAACATTCCCTACTCTCATAACCATAATATCTGCGTACATTCTTCCAACTGCTTTGTTGAACTGTGCTACTGATCCATAGTCACTATTATACATTTCTGGGTGAAATCTTATATCCCCATCGACATTGGTCTCTGGATTAATTCTTGATAAACCAACACCCCATCTTCCAGTTCCACCAACACCAGAAAAATCGAAATCACATTCTCCATTATTAAGAGCAACTGGCCTTCTTCTGTCTTGGACGAAATATCCATTCGCCGTTGTTGTAGTTACTTCTCCGCCATTCGTAGTGAAATTGGCTTCTTGTGTTGATGATAGATCAGTCCAATTGAAAGTTGTATTCTCTGCGGTTTTTGCGGTATGTTGAGTTCCAGCCCAGTTCCAACCCAAAAAATCAACACCAGCATTCCTTTTAACAGTACATTCCCAACTTGATTGAACCTTTCCATCAGTATAACCTTCTAATAAGGCGGGGTGGAAAGAACAATTATCCATGCCTACTTGGAGATTTGTAATAAATCCCGTTGTATTGGTTTCGACTCTATTCCCATTTAAGAAATTATTGGGATCACCCCCAGCATGACCCATCATAGGAATAGATGTTGCATAAGTAGCATCTAATCTCGTACCCGTTCCAATAGGCACTCCGAAATATTGGAAGAAATTCCCATTCTGATTGGATAGGATAATCTGTCCGTTTTTTGTGATTTTTGTGGATTGCAATGCGATCTCACTATTCGGAGGAATTTTTAATGTATTGGTTAGATTGTTGGTGTATGAATAGGGTTTGAATATTTCCGATTGATCTGGGCGATTTTCTGTTGGTACATTAGAAGTTACAATTAAGCTCATTTTATATTATGAAATATAAAATAATTCAAAAAAAAATTATAAAAAAAATATATTCTCTATCAATATAAGATGCCTAAAAAATCAAAGACAAAAATTAAAAAAATCGAACCATTAAAACATGGTGAAGGGTTAAACAAATTACAATTTGAAATCAATAAAGATATTGAAGTAAATAAAAAAATAAATCCTAAAAAGATTTTTGAAAATTATAAAAATAAAAAATAAATGTAATAATCCTTAATTATTCTTCGTCTGATGAATCATATTCACCATCAACAACCCAATCATCATTATCATCATCATCATACTCATAATCGAACTCTTGCATACTACTCCATTTTTTTCTTGCTTCCTCTAATGATGGAAGATCAACAAATATTCTTCTATTTTTTTTGATTTGTAATTTAAATTCGGAATATAAATCACCTAAACAATTTTTTTGTAAATCCCTATAAAAGGAGCTTTTGGAAAATTTTCTATTATCTGCGGTTGTATTATTATAACAATCAAAAATCCAATCTTTATAATAAACTGTTTTCTTTTCACCTTTTTTATTCTTAATAATTCTTCCTCCTACCATCACTCCATAATCATCTTTATCTAATTTGTCCCATTCAATAAACTTGTCTCCAATTGTAAATCCTCCATCTTTCATTACCATATTCCACCATGTACTCACAGAGTTCCAATTCCTTTCGACTTGATCTTGTAATAATTTTGTCTTTTTAAAGATTCTGGGATTGAACTCACTAATATCTCGATTGTATAGAATTTTCGCAAATGCTTCTGCTGGTGCGTCCAATACGGGTTGAACTATTTTCATTTTTTCTTCGGTCATTCTTCCACATAAGAAATCAGATAATTCTAAACAATAATGTCTTCTATCATCAGCAGAACAACCAGCAAACCAATCATTATTGGTTGTAATAATATAATTACAATAACAATCAATTATATAATTTTCTTTATTTTTCTTATTGATAGTTTGTCTTTTTTCTGTAATCTTATTCTTCACAACACCTTCTAATTGTTTATCACCACCCCAGAAGGCTTCATCGAGATTGCAAACCAATTTTGCTTCTAATTGTCCGTTAAAATCACCAAATAAAAATTTGGCGTTGCTGTTTTGAGTATAATGCATATCTCCGATAATTTCAGCAAGTTTATTCAATATAATTCCTTTACCTCCACCTTGTTTTGATTTCAACGCCAATAATACCCCAGTTTTAACATGAGGTTTTTGAATGTAATGAGCGAATAAATCCAAAATATAATTGTATGAATTATCATCACCATTACACCATAATTCCTTAATGTGTTGTAATATAGGTTCAGCATCTTTTTCATCGTACTCATCAGCTTCTTCCTTTTGAATATTGAATCCATTCCATAAATTAAATAGATCTGGATTACTATCTCCACGAGGATCAAAACCAATTGCTCGAACTTCTCGTCTATTAGTCCATTCACACCACTCATCAAAGGGTTTCATTTTAAAAACCATTTCATCATCATCATTATCATTATCATTTCCAAACTTGCATGTAAAATTTTCTTTTCTGAAATGATCTTTGGATTTTGTTGGATTTTTTAAATACCAACAAGGCATATTAATCATTTCATCATTCTCTTTTCTTACTATCTTCCTATCTAATATAATGTAATCACCCGTTTCCTTTACAAATATTAATTTTGTATTCATGTACTCTAATACCTTTTTGCGTCCTCCATTAAAGAACATAGAATATTTCACATCTTCGACAAAATCCTTACTCTTATCGTATGTTGTTTCTACATATCTTTTGAATATATATTCACAAGCAGTATCATTATCAATTGGTTTATATTTATCAGCCAACTTTCTCAATGTTGTTAATCCTACCTTTGTGCCTTTCTTTTTCCAATAGTTCCAATTCGACCTTATATTCTCTAAATCATAACCTTCTTTATCTTGTTTGCTAAAATCAACAAACATTCCTAAACCAACATTATCTCCATTGGTAATAGTATGTATCGCCATTCCGATCTTACTCCATGTTGCATATTCAAAACATTCTTCATTGTTGAGATATTTTAAACAATCTTGAACTTCTTGAATATTATATTCTTTTTTAATTGGTACAAATGGAATTAAATCATTATCTTCTTCTTCGGATTGTTTTGGTGAAGGTGGAGGTGAAGCTGGTGGTGAATTAGAAAAATTCATCTTCGTAACATTGAAATATTTCTTAATATCGTTCCAATCATATTCTTTAATAGTTCCATTAATTTTTCTCCCTTTGGTTTCCCAAATATTATTGATTTTAATTAAATCAACTTCAATATTCTTATCAACATAAATCTTTTGTTGTTCTGAATATGCTGGATATTCACCAATATTTTTGATCTTAATGTAATAATGAGAACCTTTGGTTGTTGGTGTATATGCAACACAATCATCATTCAATAAATCATATAATTCACAATCAGTAACTTCCTTTGTATCAAAATCGACTACATATAGATCTGGAATATGTTTGACTGCAAGTGATAATGTATTATAATTAGTATTCCCTCTGTTATTCTTAATATCCTCAACACTTAAATCATTCTTCTCACCTCTGGGAATTTTTTCCATTTTCCCTTTTTTATTCTTTTTTAATGATATGTTAATGTGTCTATAAAAAGAAGAATTATATTCTTTTTCTATTGTATCAAAAAAATCTTGAATATCCATCATATTATTATCCGCCATATTATTATACATAATATTATTAGCCATTTCTTTAAACCCTTTTTTTCTATCCATTATATTTATATAATAGAAAAAAAATCTGGGAAAATGGCGGAATTATTTCTTTTTCTTCTTTCCAAAATTAACGGCAAAATTTGCTCTCTTTACCATTAAGGGTGTAATTCTTCTTCCACTTGGTAATACTTTTTTTCCTTTTTTATTTTCTCTCATTACTAATTTTGCAAACTTCATTACATCATCGTATCCATGACTTTTAGCAGTTCTGGTGAAAGCACCTTCTTTCAAATCTTCAAATGGCGTATCTTCTTCTTTCTTACTTTTCTTTGGGGGCATTTTATAACTTAATATATATTTTAATGTCCGTCAGTAAAACAAATATTTATTAATGTATTCCATAATTCCAAATATCTTGCATTATGAAATACCTCATCACAATTCCCAGCCACATCGAGAAGGTACTGACTACAATTACGATCGCAATTATGATAGTTACATATTGTTAATGTAGTTCTAATAATATCTGTAATTAAACATGAAATAACATCATTCATCATTATTATTATTATTTGGATTATTATTTTCACCATAGAATTTTTCCACTCCAATATTTAGCAGTATTTTTATCATTGGTCTTTCCATGTCTCGAATGATAATTCTTTTTTCTTTTTTTATCTCCATGATCTAAATGAGAAAATTCTCCTATTTTATCTTTAAATTGTTCGTACCTCGAATCGCCGAAATGTATTAATCTTTTTTTACCTCCTTTCATTACATAAACAGAATACTTTTTGTTTTTTGCTTTACTCTTAAAAGGTTTGTAAAGTGGTTTATCCTTCATCATTATTATTATTATTTGGATTATTATTTGGATTATTATTTTGATTTAATTGTTGCTCTTCATCATTATTGTTATTATTTTCATTATTGTTATTATCATTATTGTTATTTTCATTATTAGCATCTTCTTCTTCCATAGGATCTCTTAAACAATTAATTGCACCCCAACATATATCAATCGTCTTACATCTCGATTTAAATATTACAAGTAGTACAGATGATATTGCAGCTGCGGAGATTGTAATGATATTGGCGTAATCATTGGCGTTCCATTCAGTAGCGGGGTATATTATAGTATCACTTTGGCTCATTTTTATATATATATTATATTATGAATATTTTATTCAATAATATTAAAAAGACAATGGATCAACAAAATTTACATCTTGATTTGCAGAAAGAAATCGACAAAGAGAAACCTATTAAGAAAGTAGAATCAAATTTAAATAAAATGATTGAAGATATGGAATGTATTAAAAAGGATATTGCTGATATATTTACTATATTGAATGAGAGGGAAAAGAAGAAAGAGACCATTAAAGATAATGGAGGCTGGTTCTTATTTTAATTTTGTCTATCCATGAGAAAAAGTGTCTGGGGTAAATGTTCGAAAAAAAACCTATAAAAAATATTTCTCCACACCTTTTTTTTGAGAGATTTACCCCAGACACTTTTTTGACGCTCATTTTACTACTTTTTTAAAATATTCTCGGACAAATATATTTGTAAAAGGTACAATAAAAAGTTTAATAAAGTTTAATAATTTTTAATAAATTTTTATTATAAAATTTAAATATTTACATATAATAAAATGGATTTTTTACCAGAAGTTAAGATGGATTTTATCCCAAGTGACGATGAATCAATCAACCCCGATTCCGACGGTAAAGAAGAGGAGAATCCCAATATGCAATATGAAGATGAGAAGAAAGTCACCATTGATGAAGATGCAAACGAAGAGGAGATCATAGTTGAACCAGTAAAGAAAAGTGATTCAATTAATCCAGAGGAAATATTTTCTTTCAATGAAGAAGAGAAGAAGAATATACAAGAACAGATTAAGGAAGTCGAACCAAATGTTAAATTAACAAAGAAAGGCAAACCATTCAAGAAAAGACCTCCCATGAGTGAAGCCCACAAATTAAAGTTAAAGGCAGCAAGAGAGAAGGCAATGGCGACCCGAAAGGCAAAAGCAGCCGCAAGGAAAGAAGATAAATTACTTGAAAAAAAGAATCAAGAACTATTAAGAACGAAGAAAAAGAAAGAGGTTGAGAAACTTGAAAAAGAAGTCAATGATGAATTACCAACACCTAAACCATCACCACAAGGATACGGCGTTGATGTTGAGAAAGCAGTACTCGATGGGATTGCGAAATATGAAGTATTAAGGAAACAAAGGAAAAAAGAAAAACAAGAATCTCAAAAGAAAGAAAAGGAAGAGAATGAAATGAAAGAAAAATTGAGGAGAGCAATTGCTCCACAGAAACCATTCAATCCTTATGCAAATTGTTATTAATTTCTAATAAATAGTAATGTATTTAAAGATAGTAGATTTACTGATTGAATGTTATGGGGCATATTATCTGATAAAAAATCTGTATAATTATTATAATGATTAATGTGTTGGAATTATTTAGTGGTACGAAATCAGTTGGTAAAGTATGTGATAGTTTAGGCTGGAAGTCGGTTTCAGTTGATATGATATTACCAGCAGATCATCAAGTCGATATTATGAATTTTGATTACAAACAATATCCAAAAGATTATTTTGATATTGTATGGGCTTCTCCACCATGTACCTTATACTCAAAATTACAAGATAGTTTTATCGGTAGAATGAGAAAAGGGGAAATATTTACCAAAGAAATACAAGAAAAAGAAATGAATGAAGCTGATAAATTAGTATTAAAAACATTGGAAATTATTGAATATTTTGATTGTGAATATTGGTTCATGGAAAATCCTCAAACTGGTAAATTAAAGAATAGAGAAGTAGTCAAAGGATTACCTTTCTATGATGTTGATTATTGTATGTATAGTGATTGGGGTTATAAAAAGAGAACTCGAATATGGACGAATAAAAAAGATTGGAATAATAAATTATGTGATGGTAGTGGATCATGTGGAAATATGGTTGGTTCATTGCATAAAACAAATCTCGGTAATGCTGATAGATTTAAACGAGCCAATATTAAAAATGTTAAAAAATATAGTGGAACATCACAACAAGACAGATACAGAATACCCGAAGATTTAATATATAGTTTATTTTTAGATTAATATATATTTATATTATATAATATGGATAAAAAAGCTCCCAAAGTATATAAGGTTAAAGATCCAAAAGACGATGATAAGTATGAAGGAATACACCCACATCTTCCACAACCACCAGCACTCGTCCTCATTATCGGATCTGTAAAACAAGGTAAATCAAATTTGGTAGTCAATATGTTATGCAGTCCAGAGATGTATAAGGACAAATTTGATATTGTAAAAATTATAAGTAATACATTGAACGCAGATCCAAAGGGGAAAATATTAAATAAACATTTTGATTGTGAAGATCATTATGACGATAGTATGATTCAAGAATTAGTTGAATCACAAAAATCCTATGAGGATTTTGAAAGACCCTCTGTTGCGGTTGTACTTGATGATATATTAACGAATGATTTTAAGAAAACAAATGCAGTTTCATTTTTAGCCACACGATTCAGACATTATGGAATTGGTATGTTATTATTTACAACTCAATCATTCAGAGCTGTAAGTGGATTAATTAGAAATAATGCGACTGATGTAATAATCATGAAACAACAAAACAAAAAAGAATTGGAAAAAATCGAAGAAGAATATGGTGATATGTTCCCAAAAATATTTATGCAATTATATCATAAGGCAATCGACGATGCTCCGTATTCATTCTTGTATCTTGACCTACAAACAAATCCAGCAACAGCGTATATACGATTTGAGGAAAAGATAGGAGAAGGAGAAAAGAAATTTTTTTAATAAAGTAAAATAATAAATTATATATTACTATATATAAAATGGATTTATACGGATCAAATGGAATCGCACAACAAAACTCATTCTCTCAATCTGTAAGGGATATTAATCAAAGTATTAGAAATGCTAATAATGCGGTTGCCGATAGTTTAGCACAATTAATGCAAGAACAAAGTGCAGAAGAGATGGAAAAACATGCGGTACAAGGATACAAAATAGCCCAAGCAGCAAATAGTATTAAGGCTGGTATGAGACAATACGGACTTGCCTCTGACGCAGAGAGACACGCACAATTAAGAACACAATATTCACTCGAGCATCACCCCGATTTTGATGCTGATATACTTGGTGGAGAGGGTGAGTTTGAAAGAAGACTTGGTGCTGCTGGGGGAAGACCAGCATCAATCGGATACGATGAGACCCTCCGTCGAGCACAACTACAATTGGAAGACTCACCACAAACCAAAGCACCAGAACCAGAACCAGAACCCGAACCCGACTTTGAACCAGAACCAGAACCCGAACCCGACTTTGAACCAGAACCAGAGCCAGAACCCGCCCTTGCTGATGAACCCATTCCAGAGGAGGTAGAAGATTTTGGAGAGTTTAATCGTCCCAGTGGAGTAGCTGCGGAGAGAGCCTTCGGTGGGGTTTCAAAAGAGCGTATTGCCGAACTTTCACAGCATTTAAGAGGCGATGAAGAGATTATCGGAGAAGGTGAAAGGTTTGGAATGAGAGTGGGTAGAAAACTCGCAAGGGCTTTTGGTGTTGAAACTGGCTGGGAAACGGGAAAAAGAATGGATACTCCTTTTGTAACATTAGAGCAATTGGAGCAAAGAGCGGGTGATGCTGAATATGCAGCGGCGATGGGAAATAGAGGAGCACCGTGGGGTTTGGGAACAACAGTAGAAGAAAGATTAAGTGACCTATCTGGTGCGTCCGAAGGATCACACACAAGCAGAGCAGTATCGGTTGCCTCGACTGGTGAAGAAGCAGAAGAAGCTGCGGCTCGAACTTTTGCAACTGGTACATCAGCCGTCGGAGATGCTGGGAGAGCAGCAATGGAATCAGTAGGAAGGGGTATTGAAAAAGTCGGAAGGTTCTCAATACCAAGAATTACGGAGACTGGTGTTGGTGTATATGCTCGTGGAGTAGGTGGTGCTTTAAGTGGTGGAATTGATGTTGTAAAGGATCTTGAAAAAATTAGAGATGAAGGATTTGTGAAAGCAGTAACAGATAATCCTTTGGAGAATATTGGTAATGTTATGAATATTGCTGGTTCTGGTTTAGAAGTTGCTGGATTAGCTGGTATATGGAATCCACTTGGAGCAGCAACCGAGATTGTTGGTGCTGCTACGGCTTTAACTGGTTCAGCATTAGAATTGATTGGTGAAGAAGTATATGGAGATGATAGTGCTGAAAAAGCAGCACAAGATAAAATTAGAGGACAAGCACAAGGGGAAGTTGTTGCTCCAAGACAAACTCCTATTGCTGGAAGGGGAAATTAAATTTTATTTTAATTAATTTTTATTTAATTTTTATTTTATATTAGTATATATAAAATGAGTTACTGGGAAAACAACGAGAAAATACCGATCCAACAAACGCAAGTATCCGTACCTTCGACCAATGGAAAATCTTATGCTGGAACTGCTGGTGCTGGTGGGAAAACCGTAGAGTTTGAAGTGAGTCCTAATGTAAAATTCATGGACGGAAAAAATAGTTATTTAAATTTTGATGTAAAACTGGAAGTTGGAGCTTACACTACAAGACTACAATTAGATCCACACATCGGAGGATCTTCACTTATCAAAAATATTCGCATCTATTCTGGCTCTCGAAATGTTTTGTTAGAGGAGATTTCTGACTACAACACCAAAGTTGCAATGGAATATTCATACAATCAAGATGAATCATTAAGAAAATTAAGATCATTAAAAGAAGGTTGCCTCAATCAGAATCCACAGAACAGAGGAACATTAGGTACAAGTGAATCTCAACTAATTGATACAAAGACCAATCCTTATTATGTTACTGATCCAGTCCCAGCGGGTCGTGATTATGGTAATCAAGATTATCTAACCGCCAAAGTTTCCATACCATTACACACGGGAATCTTCGCCAATAGTTCAAAGATCTTCCCAGTTATGGCGACGCAAGGATTATTTATTGAAATTGATCTGGAAGATTGTGCGAATTGTGTGAATCAACTTGATTCAGTAAATAGATGGAGAAGGATTCAACAGAACCCAGTCTTTCATGGTATTGATGATATGGGAACTGCTTGGGTGAATAATGGTGCTGGTGGGGCGACATCTACCATTTATTTAACCAATGATAATAATGTGACTTCCATTGCGAATTGTCCTTTTGTGAAAGGTGAGCGTATAGGTATTTGTTCCAAGACAGACCCCAATTCTACGGCACAGATCCAAACCGCCGCTGATGTAGCTACACACCCAACCATCGCTGATATTACAATGGACGGAAGATATGTAGTACTCACACTACAAGGAGGCCCCCTCCGCAATGCGGCCGCTGATTCTGTAAGTATTACAAGTGGAAATTTCGTTATTTACTCGGGAGCAATAGACGCTCAAAGACAAGATTCCGCTGGGGTTCAAGTATTCGCTGCCCTTACCGATTATGCGGCGGCATACACCGTATCAAACATGGAACTTGTATTACAGCAAGTTAGTCTTGATCCGAGATACGAAGCTGGTATGATTTCAAAAATGCGTGAAGGCGGTGTTATTGAATTAGATATTTTATCGACTACTAACTACAAACATTCCCTCCTTGCAAGTAACAGAAATGCGACTATTGATTTACCCCTTTCAAATCAAAGGGCAAAATCTTGTAATGTAGTATGTACTGATGTTGGTGTTGCTTCACAAGGAGCTTACACCGTTCCCCAGTTGATTTCTGGGTGTCGTGGAACAAACCCTCTATCAATTACTTATTCAGAAGAAGATACTGTTATGGACGGAAGATTACAATCATGTAGAACTGGTCTTGTTGGTGTTATAGACAACCTTACATCTTATCAGTGGGTTATTGATGATAAACTGACTCCATCTCGACCCGTAGTTGTTTCAAAAATTAATGGAGGTAAATCAATCTCGGCACAGCATTTAATCGAATTAGAGAAAGGATTAAATCAATCGAAAATTGTACCCAGAAGTTTCTGTGATTACAACCGAAATTTTGTTATAAGTCGTGGTTATGCAATCAATAATGGTGTAGCCAATCTTAATAACAAGACCAATCAGCTACAACTTTTATATAATGAATCTACGGTTGCGGGTGTTGATGAACCTCCTCTCCATAATAAATTGCTTATGTGTTTCGTCTATCATTTAAGACGGATTAGCATTAAGGGAGATTCTGTAAGTGTTACAGTTTAAATAATTTTTTCTAACTGATTTTTAAAAAAAAGTATATATAAAAAATATATATATTAAGTTATAAAATGAGTAAAAAGTATGTAGATATTCAACCGAACAATGTTCCCGCCTCTGGAAAAGTTTCATACAAGAATGGTAATCCCGTATTAACCTTTACATTAGGTCGTCAAGATGCTTGGTTAGATTTATCGTCTCTTCGTGTCTCTGGAACACTCGACATCTGGGCGAATGCTGCTGGAACACTTCACCCCGACGGTAGTAATGCGAATCGTTTAATGGCGAGTCAGAAATTAGGGATTTATGGAGCTATGGATCAGTTAGTTTTCCGTCATGCGGAAACCAAGCAAGTTGCGGAACACATAAGACATTATAGTCGCTTTATGGCTTCATACCTTCCCACTCTTGCTGGAACACAAGATCAGATCGGTCACCTCTCGGAAACTGCCCTTGTTATGCCTAACTACACAACCTTTCAATCTTCCGTCATCAGAAATAATCGGGGTTCTACTTTCTGCACTCCTCTCCCATGTGGTATGACTCTTGGTGGTGGTTTCTTACCATTGAACCAATTCCCACTTGAAGTAGAAATTCATTTAAGTCCCGATTCCAATTTCTTCTATTCAAGTGACGGACAAAGCACAGATCTTCTGAATGCCTTTTATGAATTAAGTGATCTACGAATTACCGCAGAAGTAACAATTCCAGATAAACCTATGGATAATAAAGAGGGAGTATTTTCTTTCAATTCCATTACCAGTTATTTCAGTACATTAGAATCAACCAACTCCATCATCAACTACAATCTTGCTCTACATAAAGTATTAGGTGCTTTTGTGAATTTTGTTCCTTCCAATTACATTAACAATTTAACGCAAGATGGCTCTCTTACATATTTCCCCGCACTTGCAGACGGAACACTTGCAAACCTCGATACAATTTCCTTCCTCCGTAATGGTGAAAGATTCCCTTATCATTTCGAAACTGAAACCAATTACAAAGCAGACACCAATACCAATGTAGTTGATTCCCAAGTCATTAAGACATTCTTATCTTCCATTGTTCCAGAATCCGATCATCACAGATCCTCCATTTCCCCAGTCAATTCTAACCGTAATTACACTGTAAATAATAATGCTCTAACCTCAACGACTCTTGTTCCCGAAGGTGGTGGTGCTTGGGGTGTTGGTGTATTGTACGACATGTTAGATTCAGAAGGTATTGATTTCAGTAACGCCCAGTTCAGTATTCAGATGACTAACGGATTAAGTGATGGTAATCCAGTATCGGCGTATCTTTTCCTCAAACACAAGACCACCATTGCATACAATCAGAATGGGGTTCAAGTTATTTCGTAATGTGTTATTTTCTAATCAATTATTTTTTTCATGTTTTTTTTAAAAATATTTATATTAATAAGAGTATAAATATGAGTGATAAAGCAGTTACAAAGAAAGAAGCCGCAACCGAAGCCCGTATTCCCGATCTTGTCCGCATAGGTGAAATTCCATCTGAATACGGCCAGACCGTACATACCGATATTATTGATCCCGTTACATCATCGCAGACCTCCGCCCGATTTACTTTAAATCGTGTTGCTGGTTTCCTTCATTCCAATTCGAAAATTACTTTCAGTTGTGATCCTCTCACTAACACTTCGTCCTTCTATCCGTTGCAAGTAGGAGTCGGTCAGTTGATTTCGGAGGCACACCTCCGCATTGGTAATAAGACCGTATGTTCCGTTCAAGATTTTGCGACGCTTTTTGCCTATCAGTCCCTTTTCCTTACAAATGAAAACAATAAAGAAAGAGAACAATATTTAAGTCAGAGAGCTATTAATCATGGTTGGAATTACACCTCCAACTCTGATACATCAGCACAAGCCTATTCCCTTGATTTAGGAAGAAATCCCGTGTCTGCCGTTGATGGTCTTGTAGGTACATTCAACAGAGAACTTTTACCCTTCCAACAGCACGACGCTACTTCTGCGGAAACAAGATCCGAAGCACCCGTATATTCTCTCTACCTTTCTGATCTCTTCCCTTTCCTCCGCCAGAATCAGATTCCCGCTTTCATGATAAATGATGAGATCCATATTGATCTCGTATGGACTCCCGAGACCAGTAACCTATCGGGAGGAGTACAATCTCGCCGTATGTGTTGTTCTTCTATTGGAACGGAAACCGTTCAATACCA